TAAAGGAGCACAAGGATGGAAAAATCAGAAAAACCGACACCGGAACCGGACGAGCCGGAGCCTACACGGCCCGACGACTACCCCAAGCCGGGAAAGTAGATGGCTGAGAAGATCCTCAGCGTTGAAGTGAAGGGGCTCGACAAGGTGCTGAACAAGATGACCGCGCTCGGCCAGGACGTTTTCTTCGAACTGTCGCGGGCGCTTTACCGAGAGGCCGAAGGGACGATGACCGAAGCCAAGCAACTCGTTCCAGTCGACACAGGCGCGCTGCGAGCGTCGGGTTATGTCATGCTCCCGAGAGAGATCGGCGGGATGGCCACGGTGTCAGAAGGAACAGCCTTCGCGATCACCCCGTCGCACTCGGGCGTGGTGACAGTCGAGTGCGGGTTCGGCGGCGCGGCTGCCCCCTACGCGCTCGTCGTACACGAGGATCAGGAGGCGAGGCACGATCCGCCGACTCAGTACAAGTATTTAGAGCAACCGTTCAACCAACGCTCGCGGAATTTAGATGAACGGATCGGCGCGGCATTGAAGGCGAGGCTGGCCTGATGGCGATCCTGGAAGAGCTCAAGGGTTACCTGGTTGCGAACGGAGTCAGCCCCGTCTTCATGGTGAAGATGCCCGACACACCGGACGACGCGGTCTGCCTCTACGAGTACGGGGGAATCCCGCCGCAGTTCGCCCACGACGGCCAGCAGTGGGAGAACCCGCGAGTTCAGGTAGTGGCGAGAGACAACAACTACGCCAACGCCAGGGCGAAGGCGCAGAGCGTCTACGACGTGCTGAACGGGACGGTCAACACGACCATCGACACGCGGCGGTATTTGAAGATCTTGGCCTTGCAGAGCCCGTTCCCGATGGGGGCAGACGAGAACGACCGCCCCCGGATAGTCGTCAACTTCGAGATAGGACGCGTGTAAAAGGAGTTCGCTATGCCTGTTGTCAGCGTTACTGATGCACAGATTCGAAACGCGGTGAAGTACCCGACGCTGCCGGTGACGGCGCTTTCCCTGGACGGGACGGTCATCACCCCGACCGACACCGCCGGGATAGAGTTCACGGCGACAGGCCGCGAGGTCGTCGTCGTTCAGAACACGGCCGGCGCGCCTGGGACCTTCACCGTGGTCTCCACTGCGGACGCCCAGAACAGAACCGGCGACATGGGGCCGTACACCGTGGCCGCAGGAGGCTTCGCGTTCGTGTCGCCCCCGACGGTGGGTTTCATCGGGGCCACCGGCAAGATCACCATTACCGTCTCGGCGGCGACGATGAAGTTCATCATCTTCCGCACGCCGAACACCATCTTCTGATCTCAGGGAGGCAACGATGGCAGCAAAACAATGGGCGATGGGAACCAAGGTCCAGCGGCTTAACCCGTCGTCGTCTCTCTACGAAACGATCCCCGGCCTCCAAGATATTACCGGGCCGGACATCTCGGTGGACTGGCTGGACATGACCACACACGATTCGCCGAACTCCTATGAGGAAGGGGCACCGACGATTCATCGAAGCGGAGAATTGAGGGCGCCGATGATCTACGACCCAGCCAATACGGTGCATCAGTCATTGATGACGGACAAGGAAACCAAGCGACTCGGGACCTGGCGCGTCGTGCTGCCTGACCCGGCGTCGAACTACATGCAGTTCAGCGGCTACGTCACCAGCCTCGGCTTCAGTTTTCCAGTTGCCGGGCCTTTGCAGCAAAATTTTGTGGTCCGTCCGACGGGTGCGATCACTAGGGGAACGGGAGGTTGAGATGCCATTGCTTAACCGCGACACGGTCTTGGGAAAGAAGAAACTCCGCCAGGAGGTTGTCCAGATCCCCGAGTGGGACGGCGAGGTGATCGTGCGCGAGCTTAGGGGCGATGAACGGTCGCGCTATGAGGCTGGCTTTACCGACGCTGTGATGGGGGAAGAGACCACCGTCAAGGGAAAAACCAAGCGCTACGAGAGCATGAGGGCTAAGATCGTCGTGATGACCTGCATCAACGAGGATGGGACTCACCTGTTCGACGAGAACGATGTCGAAGAAGTGAACCAGCTTTCGGGAGCCGCCCTGGATCGGATCTTTTCGACCTGCATGAGGCTTTCCGGCTACACCAAAGAGGAGCAGGAGAAGCTCAAAAAAAACTCCGTGGACCCAGAGCCTTTGAATTTACACTAGCCCTGGCCCTGGGTCGAACCGTCGAGGAATTACTTGACTCTCTGTCGGCGTCTGAGTTCATGGAATGGAAGCTATACTTTAGCGAACACCCCTTCGGTCAGCTCCGTCAGGATTACCTGCTCGGGACTTTGATCCAGCTTGTCTACAACGCCTTGCGCGGTCCCGACTCCAACCCCTTAAAGCTCGAAGACATTCTTTATCCCAAGGTCGTCGACCAGGAGATGCAGGTCGAGAGCGACCTGGCTTACCTCGACGCGATGGTGACGTCCGGGAAGGTGATCGACATCAGAGAACGGAGGAAGAAATGAAGACAGCAATTTTTCTGATCGTCTTTCTGGTGCTGATCCCCCTGACCTGCCTGGCACAGACGACCAACACCTACACCTTCACCTTAACCTGGCAAGACAACGCCACCAACGAGACCGGCCAGGCGATCTACCGCGACGGCGTTCAGATAGCCAAGATCGGGCCGAACTTGACCTCGTACAAGGACCCGGTGACCCGAACGGTCGGGAGTCCGGTGTGCTACGAGGTGACCGCTTTCATTGCAGACGCGACGGGAAAGATCCTCTCAGAGTCGGTGAAGTCGAACCGGTCGTGCATGAACATGCCAGCCGGGCCGGCCCCTGCAGCCAATCCGCCGAGCGGCCTCAGCATCTCGGCGATTTCAAGCTCGGGGATGCGGATCACCTGGGAGGACCTGCCGAACGAGATCGGCTACGAGCTAGAAGGAAAACCGGCCAAAGGCAACCAAACCTTCGAGCAGATCGCCTCCCTCGCAGCCGACGTCGTGACCTACGACTGGACGGGAAGAAGGCGCTTCACGTCCTACTGCGTGCGGCTGCGCGGTCTGATGCCTTTACTCGCTCCCGTCTCGGCTACGGCCTACTCATCAACGGCCTGCTCGACGACGACCAAGTAAGGAGAAATATTTTGATCGCGGGGGAAGTCCTGACACGCTTCACAGCTGACACCGGTCCGTTGACCGCTGCCTTGAAGACGGCGAGTCAGCAGATCGACCAGGCCACCGACGAGATGAAGAAGTTGGGGTTCACGGCGGACCAGGTGGCTGTGGCGCAGAAGGCGATGTCCGCCGAGGTGATGAAGGGGGCCATGGCGTTTCGCCAGCAGAACGACGTGAGTGCGATGGCGGCCCGGTCGTTCGCCATCCTGCGCGGCGAGACCGAGCAAACCGAGAAATCGGCGACCCGGGCGCGTGCGGCGTTCCTGCCTTTGGCGGCGGCTGTTCAGCAGAGCATAAGCCTGTTCAAGGACATGAGCCCGGCGATGGCTGCTGTTACCGGTGCCGTCGACAACATGGTGTTCTCGATCCTAGGCGCGGCGGCGGCGACGGGAAGTTGGTCGGCTGCGCTACGGGTGTTGATGGGGATCCTCAGTCCCTGGACCATCGCTATCGTAGCGGCGGGGGCGGCCCTGGCCTACTTCGTCGGCAAGCAGAAAGAAGCACAGAAACAAACCGAGGATTTTCGCCGGGAATGGGACCGCTTGAACAACGCGACGATGCAGGCCGAGACGACCACCCGGCAGGGGGCGATCCAGTTGGACCACCTTCAGGAGATGGCGAAGATCTTCTCGATGAAGATCACCGAGGCGCAACGAAATGAACTGATCTTCAAGGAGCAGATGCGCTTCGGGGCCGAGATGACGAAGCTTCAGCGCGAGGAGCTGGAGAAGGCGGGAGAGGAAGCGAAAAAGTATGCCGAGACGGTGGCAGCTGCTCGCGACTCGCTCGTCGGTCAAATCGAGGCGGTGCGCATTCAGACTAAAGAATTGGAGGACGGCAAAGACGCCGCCATCGACTACGAGATGAGTATCCTTGCGGCGTCCGACAAGGTAGCGCTTCTCGGCAATGAAGGGAAGAAGTTAGTCGACATCCTGAAAGAAGAAAAAAAGGCGTTTGAAGCTCTGAAGGAAAGCCAGAAGCATCAGGAACTGGTGCTGGCGGAACTCGTGAAGCAAGGGGCTTTACAAGCCAAGGTCATGGAAGCACAGACAAAAGAGCAAGAGGAACTCGCCAAGGCAGGAGAGGCCTACCTGGCAGAACTCGAAAAAGAAGCAGCCTTCGCGGCTAAAATTAGTGGAGCTATTAGAAAGGATCTCCAGGATATAAGCAGAGCGTCGCAACAAGTATTTGAAGGCTTGTTCGACTCGATCACGCGGGGAATCGAGGCGACCCTTCAGGGAGTGATGGAAGGCTCCCAATCGCTCGGCGAGGGCATGAAGAACCTGGCGCGAAATATGATCATGTCGTTTAACCAGGAGTTGTTGAAGCTCGCCGTGTTCAACCCGATCAAAAACATGGTGATGGGATGGATGGAAGGGGCCAAATTTATTACTCCTGGCGCAACCACTCCAAGCGGAGGAACAACCGCGCCGACCCTGAACCTCGGCGGTATCGGTTCGAGTATCGGTGGGTTTTTTTCAAGCATCGCCGGCCTGCTGGGTTTTGCAAACGGGGGAATCGTTCCAGGGATGCGAGGTCAACCTGTTCCGATCCTGGCGCATGCTGGTGAGCGGGTCATCCCGCTGGGACAACGAGAAGGCGCGGGAAGTCAAGGAAACGTCCAGGTGAAGATCATGGGCGATGTCGTCCCGCGTGAGCCGACCATGCGCAAGGAGGACGTGATCCAGATCGGGCTCGCCCAATTCGAAGACCGCTCTATCTGGATGCAGTCCCTAGAGCAGAGGATGTCGCGGCGCAGCTGATATGGTGTTGGCGAACACGACGGATATTTGGAGCGCAGCCGGGACGGTCTTCATCGTGGTCGTGATGAGCGCCCTTACCGTGATGGGGATCTGGGAGCACGACAACCGCAAGGAAGAGCATCGAGTGCTCGAAGCGTTGGTTCGGGCAGAGAATAAATCGGTTAGGGAAAAAATGGATGCGGTGATCTGCACCACCAAGCTGAATCTTTTTTTCCAGACCTTGCCGAAGGGTCAAGTAATCAGGTGGCAGGATATTCCTAGTGAGTATTGGTCCTGCATGCCAAAGAATTTCATCGAGGAGCAAAAAAGTATTCGTTGATGGCCAATGGCAGAACAACCCGAAATAAAGATCAAGACCGCGTTCGGCGAGATCTCGGCAGGAGGGGGAATCGTGTTCATCGTGATCGCGCTCGCGGCCCTGACCGGCATGGTTGCCTATGAGGGTTTCAAACGCTTCCACGAGCACGTGCACATTCTTTGCGGCATACGGCTAAACGCCTACCTGTATACGATTCCGAAAGGGGAGGACATCACCTGGCAACAGATCCCGGCTGAGTACTGGGAATGCCTTCCGCCAAACGTGCTCAACCGAACCAAGCAACAGTGAGGAATTTTATGATGACCCTAGTCGCGTCACCTAGCAACATCATCCCCGTCCAGTCGCAGAACCCGACGCTGAAGGACTCGGTCGGCGGTGGCAGTTACCTTTACCGCCGCCAGTACACGCGGCCATTAAAGCGTTGGGAGATGACCTTCCCGGGCTTCGCCGAAGAGGTGGACCTGATCGCCGGGTTCTTTGACTATGCGCAGGGCGACAACCCGATCTGGTTTGACGGTGGCGGAACCCTGGAAGTCACCGAGCCGATCATCGTCGGCCTCGGCAACAACGCGAGGCAGGACTGGGACCTCCCGCACCGTTACGTGTTCGTCGCGTCGGCGGTCATCTACGTCAACGGGTCGGCGATAACTTCGTGGTCGCCGGTCGGCGGGGACGGGATCACGATGGACAAGATCCACCTGTCGGTGACCATCGGAAACTACGCGCAGATCAAGGCGAAGTATCGGCGAAAAGCCAAGGTGGTGCTCGACACGGAGGGCGATCGGAACCGAGGCCGGGTGTTCAGGGATCAGAACGATAACCGAAAGTCGATCTACCAAGAAAGAGTATTTTTAACCGAATGTCCGAATTGACACTAAGGGGGACAGACCACGTACGCGCCGATGATGCG